TGCTGCTATAAGTATTTGGTTGTATGGTTCAAAGGCATCATAGTTAACCCAGACGTCACCAATTTTTATAGTCCTTGGTTTCCATCCCATGTCTAACCATGCTTGTCTTTGTTTCCTATCTGTAGGTCCATTACCATGTAAATTACCACTAAGATAAGCCATAGACGCCATACTTATAGCAGCAGAACCGATAGCTAATCTACCATTTTGTATAGCTTTAGCATTCATCAAATCCTGTGGAGTCTTAATACCATACTGTAATAGATCAGAAAGGTCATCTCCGGGTTTAGCTTTAGCTATCATGTTAAACTCTTTAACAAAGAAATTAAAACCGGGAGTATGTTTAGCAGTTAATGCTAATCCGTTAACACCAGTTCTAGCAAATAGAAAGAAAGGTCTAGCCCATGGTGCTTCGTCAAATGCTTTAGCTAAGCTCTTACTAAAACCTGTTAGGTCTTGAGTAAGTGTAGCTTCTCTTCTACTAAAGTCAGCCATTTCATCAGCTAAGCTACCATCAGGTTTAAATATCTGTTGGTTAAATAAATCTTCTTGATTTTTAAAAAATGTCTGATCTAGATTACTGAAGTTACCATCAGGTAATCTATCAGCAGCAGCTAGAAATGCTTTTTCTCTCGCTCTAGCTCTACCTATCATTAGTGCAAAGGTATCGTCAGTAGCTGCCATAATCTTAGTAGAATATGTAAGAAGACTATTGTCATTCAAACCTCTAACCATGTTAGCTGTACGATATAATGCCTTATCTACTGTATTACCTCTTGTCTCTGCCCAATGTCCATACATTTGCCATTGGTCGTCTAATTTATTTCTCTCTACAAATCTAGTTTTTAGTGTAGATAGATCACCAGCCCAGTAACTATTTAATCTTTTTCTAAAATATTTAAAAGATTCTGGGACCATTTCACGCATAGCATTAAGAGAAGCTAATGCAGCTCTAGTTATAGTTGCATCACCTTTCATTAAACCTCCCATAGCCATAGCCATAGGTCTAGTAAACGCTGCGGTAGATGTACCCATGATTGCGCGGACTGATGTTTTAGGTCCTGATAGAACACTATGAGTAAACATAGTACCCATCTCTCTTAAGAATGCACCCGTTTTTTTCTTGTCGCCAGCAAACGTACCACCTCTCATTTTCTTACGCATAAA